CCAATCACTGCCACGGGTGTTCCTTGGTAATGGAGCCAGTAGAATGGCACTTATCAAAATCAATCCAGGCGATACTTCGGTGATAAGTGTCAAAGAAATATCTAAGTATACAAAATAATAAATGCATTGTTTATGACTCCCACGGCAAGATAGTTATTATCACTACAAATAAAACTATAGCCATTAAATTTGCAAAAATTGGTATTAAAAATGACTGAATTTGAGAAATTTGACGCAGACGGCAATGGGGTGTTGGACAGTGCGGAATATCAAAAATTGGAATTAGAATTAAACTTAGAAGACCACCGTATGAAAATTGCGGATGAGAATGCTAAAAGGGACCAACAAAGGTCCATGATATGGTTTGCCCTGGGTGGAATGCTCTTATACCCGTTTTCGATTGTTGCAACTGCATGGGCAGGTATTGATCAAGCCACTGAAAGTCTAGAATCAATCGCAGGAATTTATTTTGTATCCGTATCGGCCCTGGTGGCCTCGTTTTTTGGATTTACCAATATAGGTAAGAAATAACCCTTGCAATGCCCCTAGTTAAGGGTTACTATTAAGTATCCCCATATTTAAATAGGTACTCATGCAACTACAAAAAGCTGTATTAGACGCTTTGTACTTGTTCAACCAATCACCTGATCATCGTTTGTATACTCTGGTTGAATTCAATCACTACTGCGTATTTCCAATTATACATTCAAAGGCCCGTCTGTTTTATGACAAAGATAAGCCAATAGGATTTGTCTCATGGGCTTGGGTTACTAAGCAAGAGGCCACAGATTTCCTGTCAGAGACATGGATACCTGGAGAAGAGGTTTGGCAACGTCCTCCGATGCAAAACGATCAACAGCTTTGGGGCATAGATTTCATAGCACCTTACGGTCACTCGGTAAAAGTAATGCGAGGCATGATCCAACATTCCCACAACATACATGGTCGGGGCGTTCCTGTTAATTGGCGCAGGTTTAAACAGCCAGATAAAATTCATATGAAGGAGTTCTAATATGGGCGGCGGTGGAGACACAACAAATGTTACGAATACTGGTCTAGGTGATGACCAATACAACACCTTAACTGGCAACCAGGCAAATTTAGGTACAAGCATTGATACGCTTAATACTTCTGCGACAACGGGCTTGGCTGACGTTAATACTAACCTCACAGGTCTTAATACTAGTGTAGACGGGATAAACACGGGTGTTAACGCTGGGTTCACCAACATTTCATCGTTACTCGACACGTACAACTCTGGCATGAACACCCAGTTTGATACAGTTAATGCGGGTGTGGGAAATAATGCTAACGCCCTGGCAACAAACAATCAGGCAATTGGAAACCTGCAGACAGATGTAACAGGTGGTTTTGATGAGGCAGGTAACAGGTTTGACACCATCGATACCGCCACAGGTAACATCCAAGGCACAGTAGATCAGGGATTTGTAGATCAAGCCCAGGGATTTTCTGATGCTCAATCTGATAGGACCACACGTTTTGATCAAAGTGACTTGGCTATGGGTACGGGATTTACTGATGCGGGGACCGCTATGCAGAAGGGCTTTGGAGATGCATCTTCTGAGTTAACTGCAACACAAGCAGAAGTATTGGGCGGTCAAGGCTCTCTGCAAGGTTCGTTAGATACTATGGCAGAGGATAATACCACTTATGCAAATCAAGCATTAGAGAACCAAGCGGCTCTAACACAAGGGCAAGAAGGCTTTCAGTCATCTTTTGATACCTACGCAGATCGATATACCGATGACACTAGACTAGCTGTACAGACCCGAAATGATATGCAGACTGCTAACGCAAATGCCAATATAAAACTACGTGAGGACATTGGTGGATTTGCAGATGCTTCTACTTCCCAGGTCGATAGCGTAGCAAAAGGCTTAGATAGCCAGATTAAGACATTAGGTAATACTGTTGAAGGCGGGTTTGTTGCAGCGCAGAATGATTCATCTGTCCAGGCTCAAGCAACTGCACAAGCAGACGCTGACTTTGCTAGAGGACTAGCCAACCTAGACGCAGGGCAAATAACACAGGCAAGGGACTTAGCTAAAGTAGCTGCAAGTCAAACAGATCTAGACATGGGTATGCGCCAAGAGTTTACCCAACTAGGAAACTCATTTGATGATAATGGCAGGTTGATTGAAAGCTCCATCGATGAGCAAGGCAATACTATTAGCAGGGCTATGGATGATCAGGGCAATCTAATCTTAAACTCGTTTGACGTTTCAGGGCAGGGTCTAGGAAGTAAAACCCTAAATCTACGGACCACGTTAGCAAGCCTAAACGGCCTACAGAACAAGCAGGGTGCAAGCTCAAGCATGGGTAATTTATCCGCTGCTTCTTCATCCGCAGTTCCACAATCTGGATTTGCTCAACCATTTGCACAGACAGGATAAATTATGCACCCTAAATCAGTTTCAGAAAAAGGCGTAGACTTAGTCAAAGAATTTGAGGGTCTGCATGAAGTTAAAGAAGACGGCCTGGTCTATGCTTACCGATGCTCGGCATCAGTTTTAACGTGCGGTTATGGAGCAACACGGGAGGTTTATGAAGACACTGCTTGGACGCAAGAGTACTGCGAACAGCGGCTTATGATTGACTTAAATGAACACGCAGAGGCAGTTCATCATTACGTCACTGTACCTCTTACACAAAACCAATATGACGCTCTTACCTCGTTCATATTCAATCTTGGCGCTGGGGCTTTCAAAAGCAGCACCCTTCTTAAAAAGCTTAATAAATCCTTGTACGATGAGGTTCCTGAACAGTTTATGCGTTGGAACAAAGCCCGTGTTAAGGGCAAGCTTACTCCGTTGGCTGGTCTAACTAGACGCCGTGCTGCGGAAGCTGCCATGTTTAGTGCAGATGCAGAAATGACTACTGAAGAAGGTGCGCCAACAATGGTGCAGAAACCTGAAGTTACTGCGGTTAAATCCCTTACAAAATCAAAAACTATGGCAGGGGCGGGTATTGCTGGATTAGCTACAACCTTAAATGAGGTTTCAGGTCAGATCCAGGGACTCGTAAGCTACGCACCAATGCTTAAAACTCTGTTTTTAGCCTGTGCAATAGGCGGCATAGGTTTGGCAGCGTATGCACGGTTTAAAGACAACAGGGCTGGTATTCACTGATGTTTATATTCGGCAAGATTAAAACTTACATCATTGCCAGTTTGGCTCTCGCCATCCCCATAATTTACTTGATGGGACATATTAAAGGCAAAGCCAAAGAAAAGAACAAAGTGCTGAAGGATGATCTCCAAGCACAAAAGAAAACCACTAAATTCTATAAGGCGATCTCAGAGCATGAAGAAGACACTATGCCTGACCGCCCTAGCCTTATTAGTAGGCTGCGGGGAAACGGTCTATAGAACTCAACTAGATATCTACTGCCCCTCTATTAAGCAGTACAGTCCTGAGTTTAACAACAAATTAGCTGATGAAATAGAAAACCTTCCTGCAGACAGTACAGCAGTCGAAGAGGCTATAAAAAACTATACTTACCTGCGTGACCGAATTCGGCAATGCACTGAAGAGAAGGATAAACTGTAATGAGTTGGTGGTCAGATAATGTAGGCGGCGGTAACAGTTTTACACAAAGTGTGGCAAACGTATTTACTCCAAACGATGGTCAAGTTTATGATGATGGAAAACTTACTCAACAGTACAACGCATTTGGGGATGAAGTTAAGGCAGATGGATCAAATACAGATACAAAACTAGGCATACCCAAGCCGCCAGTTTCTGATCCATACGCCAATACTGCAGTTCCAGATAGTAACGGTGGCGGTGGCGGCGGTGGCTCTGGTGGGCAGACGGTAGTTGCAGCCGCTCCTGTAGCAGCCGCCCCCGAATTTAATGTCCAAACTATTATTGATTTTGCTTCTAAAGTTGGAATGGCTACTAGTGATGCAGACATACAATCAATTGTCGATGATCCCCAAGCTTGGTTAAAAAAGAATGGAGCGATCCTAGAGGGTAAGGTTGATGCGCTTGATCCTGAAACTATAGGTACGTTATTGGATCTAAAAAAAGATGCCTACAGCCTAGGGGATGATCTTTCTGTTGAGGTAGAATCCGTTGATGACGCAAGCACTGTAGAAGCAATAGAGAACCCTGGCGCAGAAACTTTTACTGCAGATACAACCGCAGATAAGCTTGGCACTGACGCTACCACTGTAGATGCTGTGACAGGTGAGATACGGGATGAAAACCTCGTAGACGCTGAACAGATAGACATGACGGCTGTGTCCACTGGTGTTAACGCTGATGGTACAGTGAACGAGACAGGTGAAGCACTAAACGACTTTGCCAATATTAATATTTCTACAATGATTGATACCAGCACTGTAGCAGGTAAACTATTAGCAGATAAACTGACCCGTGAGGGCAAAGACTTTGTTGATGCCAAGACCTCGCTACTGTGGCAGATGAAAACTATTTCTGCGGAATTCTCGGATAAAAATGGTAATCCCGTGATTCCGCCCTGGGCGCAGGGTCTAGCCAGGGATGTGTCTAGAACTATTGCATTTTCAGGAATAAGTGGGTCGGCTGCTACAGCAGCTATGTCTAATGCCATAATGGAAAGTATGTTGGGGGTAGCAGAAAAAGAGTCTACCTTTTACCAAACGCTTACAACTAAAAATCTAGATAACAAACAACAAGCCATTATCAATAAGGCTAGTGTACTCGCTAAATTTGAGGTTGCTAACCTAGACGCTAGACAAGCCTCTGCAGTCTTCAATGCCCAAGCATTTTTAGACATGGATATGAAAAATCTTACTAATGAGCAGCAAGCTGAAGTAGTAAATACTCAGGCTATGGTAGATGCGCTTTTCAATGATCAAGCAGCCATAAACGCAGAGCGTCTATTTAGTGCTGAACAGAAAAATGACATGGCTAAGTATTACGCCAATATGAATACACAAATTTCGTTACAAAATTCTGAACAGCTTAATTTAATGAAAAAATTTAATGCTGGCGAAATTAATGACGGTAGAGAGTTTAACGCAAATTTAGAAACAGCCCGTCAAGAATTTTACTCTAATATGCAATACAATTTGGATTTGGCAAATGCAAAGTGGAGACAGAGTGTAGTGAATACGAATACCGAAATGGAATTTGAAGCTGCAACCCTGGATGTAAAAAATACCCTTGATATTTCAACTGAAGCAATGACCCGCCTTTGGGACCGTGTAGATAGTATGTTGGATTATGTATTTAAAGGATGGAACGCAGAAGCTGATAGGGATGCTACAATCCTTGCTGCAGAAATAAGGGCGCAGTCTCAAAGTGGGGGCGGTGGGAATAGTTTTATGGATGGGTTGTTTACCCTTGGTGCTGCCTGGATTAGCGGTGGGATGCTTCCAATTTCAGATGTGCGTCTGAAAGAAGACATTCAATACTACGATACTATCAAAGGTATCAAATATTATACTTGGAAGTGGAACGCTGAAGGTAAACGGGTAGGGGCAGAACAATTTCCTACCTACGGAGTTTTAGCCCAGCAGATCCAGAAAAAATACCCCAAAGCTATTGTTAAAGGCAGTCACGGGTATTTGACGGTTAACTATGGAGAAATTAAATGAAGTTCCAAGATGCTGTTAAAAAATCCATCAGGAATTTTATGAATGGGCAAATACCACCTGAAACAGAAGGTTTAGATGAAGAGGGCATATTCCATACCCCTGAGTACTTTGACCAAATGGAAGAAGATCTTCTAGGGGAAACTAAGGAAAAGGAGAGCGCAGATGCAGATGTTTGAAGCGCCACTAGCAGGTGCTAATTACACCTCTGACACCAAAAATTATCCCTGGCACAGACCCCCTGATATTGTGAGTTACGATGAAGGTGTGGACTACATGATAACTAAGATGAAGGAGCCAGAGCAATTAGAACTGGTGTACTCTCTTTTACAAATAGACACCCAAGTTTCGACTGTCGTTTCATCTGTACTGATGCAAGCCATTGCCCGTGGTAAATACTCTATAGATCTAGCTATCCTAATAGCTGGCCCACTGGCTCGTTACATTAGCATTCTCGCAGATGAGCAGGGGATAAAATACGATATGGGTGTGTCTGATAAAGACCGCATCAGTATTACTCCTACGTCCCTTAAAATAGCCCTAGGTATCGTAGGAGATGGTGAAACTAAGGAGCCTGAAGAAGTTGTAGAAGAAGTTATCGCAGCAGCACCATCTGGTGGTTTAATGGGCGCTCCTACAGAAGCTGAGGATATGGAAACTGCTTCTAATGAAGAACAATCCGCAATGTTAGGTTTAGCTGAAGAAGAGGAGCCTGAAGATGGGTTGGCGTAAAACGCAAGCAGATGTGCAATCTGGTAGAAAAAGCTTTGCTCCAAAGAATAATGATTTTGGGCAGGGCTTTGCAAAGTTTTCCGATATTGTAGCAAAGAAATGGATGATGGATGCTGCCAGTAAAACTAAGGCTGACGCACTTACTGAAAAAGAAACAAGGGCTGCGGAAAAGGCTGAACGAGATCGTATTTTAGAAGAGACTCGTGAAAAAGACAAAAAAGATAAAGAAAATGTATTAACGGCTACTGCGGCTCTTGAATTAGCTAATTTAGACCCAGAGAACGGCGCTCTTTTTAACAAAGCCTACTCTCTGGCCCAGGGCGGCTCTAACACCGATAATATTTTTGCTTACTTTGATTCAGGCATAAAAGGCGGGGATATAAAAGTACTTTCACAGCAAGGACCAATGCCAGGTGCTTCTTACAACCCTATACTTTCAAAGTATGAGAGTGGCAGTGGTGGCGCAAATGCACTTCTAAACCAATCACAGACAGGTCAGTTTAGTGGTATCACCGTATCTACCATGCCTATCTCTGAGGTTATGGCCTTCCAATCTAAACGAGGCGGGGACTCTTATCATGCGTGGTCTAAGGCTAATATGCCTAAAAACACTGAAGCGTCTCGTAGAGGTCTTGGGTCTACACCTGTTGGCACGTACCAGTTTGTAGGTGAAACACTACAAGAGTTAAAACGAAATGGTACGTTTGAGGCGCTGGGCATTACTGATGACACAGTATTCGATGAAGAAACCCAGGAGAAATTGTTTATACGGTATGCACAAGACAGCTTAAAAGGACTTAGTGATCCTGCAGAACGAAGGGACGAACTTAGGGCTAAATGGGAAGGTCTAAAGAACGCTTCTGACGCAGAAGTTGATTCAGTCATTAAAAGTATTGAAACAGGTACATTCTCTAGCTCCGACACGACTCAAGAAATTAGTAGAGACACTCCAGGCTTTGGCATGGATGCCACCTCTGCTATCTTTAGCTCTCCTACAGAAGAGTTTGATGAAATTGATATATCTAGGATACTAACGGCTGCTGATTGGGAAGCTGCGGCGGCAAACCTAAAGGCCAACCCAAAACGGCTAAGTCCAGAATTCCAGACAATATTTGACGCCAGGGGGGATAACCTTAAATTACTACAAACGACTGATAAGGTAGAGGAATTATTCTCCATAGAGTTAATTACCGCAGAAGGAATGACAGCACAGAAACTTCAGGAGCGCATCAACCTAGCAGAAGCTAAAGAGATAGTAGTTCCTGCAGAAGTTAAAGCTTACGTTGCAATAATGGAAGGTAGAAAACAATACTCTAGCAAAGAGATACTGGCTATGAGTCCTGCCCAGCGCACATTAGTAGCTCAATTTTCAAACAATGCTGAGACAAAAGACTTTGCACTTAGAGTTAATGAAGGCGATGTTGAAGCATTTGCATGGATTTCTGAAGCGTCCTCTAGCGCAGCATCTGCACAGGCTAAAGCAAAACAATTCTTTGCGGCGGGAGATCTTAAAAACTTTAACCTTGCCTCTAATATTGCAAGAAGCCTTGAACAGGGTGAGCTTCCGTACAAGGAGCTTATTAAAATTGATAACCTGGTCGGAAAGTCCCTTACAGATCTTAGATCTATTAAAAGACTTGCTACTGAAGGTGGTGCTACGCCAGAGGAACTCACTTCATTACAGGGTGAACTGGATCGTGCAATACAGTTAGAAACAAATGGTGAATATCGTAAGTACGCAGAAAAAGCTACAAGCTTTAAAACGGCGTCTGGTCAGCTTAGTATTGCTATAAGAGAAGGGGCATCTATTGAAACAATTTCTGGCCTACAACAACTACAGACAACCCTAAGAAAACAGGAAGAAACTAAGGCTGATATCGAAAAGTCTGGCTTTGCTTTAGTAGCATCTGATGCGGTTATTCGTTTAAGTGATGGCACACTAAAATTTAGCACTGTGTACCGCAAGCCTGGAGAAGACGGCTTTACGAATAGAGCGGGTGAACCTGTAGAGGCAATGGAAATGGGTGGATTAGAGCTAGATGCCTATAAAACCATTAGAACAGAAACACAAAAAATAGGTAATGAACTAGCCCTTGCTAACGTAGCTATTACAGAAGGTATGAGAACTTCGCTATCTGCGATGGAACTGGTCAGAGCCGATGAGCGGGTCAAAGGTGCAGGTGGTGCAGTAGCTGGGTTTATCAGGAATGTAGTTGCTGGCGGTGGTGAACTATTTAGTGTTGCAGAAGAACTGTTTAAAACCCAAGATACTGTCACCATTGAAGACCTTCAAAACAATAATTCCTTCAGTAACGAAATTCTTGATGCAGTACTCTCAGGGAATGTCCAAAACCTAGCTACCCAAACAGCAAGGTTCCAGGCCAAGATGCTATCACTAGCGTTCCAAGTTGGTCGAATGGAAGGGCAGTCTGGTAATGCCATGTCGAACCAAGACTTTAGAAAAATTATGGAAATTGTCAGTACAGCAGGTGGCGCAGAAGCCTTTGAGAAAAACTTAATAGAGTATATGGGGAGCAAAATTCAAAATTACGATGACAAGGCTGCAGCACTAGTCAACATAAATACAAATGTAACAACATTCAAAGCGGATCATGGGTATCTGCCAATTTCGGAGCCATTAACTTTCGGGGAGTTTGTAGTAATTAGAAATGATCCAACCCTAACGTCTGCATACAATATGTTTACTGGCACACAACCAGTACCAGTAGACAGACCACCTAAACCACAATCAAGTGATGGATTACCTGCTCCAACTTCTGAGGCAGAAAGAGATGCACTGTCTAATACTTGGTACGTAGCGCCTGATGGTTCACTAGCTTGGAAAGGTGCTTAATTATGGCAGGAAATTGGTGGGATACTGACGTTAAAGCAGGTGAAACTACAGAAGTAGAAACGACTAAAAATTGGTGGGATACTGACGTTAAAGCAGGTGAAACTACAGAAGAAAAGTCTGAGCCAAAAGTTGAGGAAGAAGTAGTCCTAAACCCAGAAGTAGGAAAATACGCAGAAGAACTAACCGACATACAGGGCGGCTATGTGTACGAGGACTTAGAAGCTGCTGGTTTCAGCAAGGCAGATATAAGTGCCTACGAAACTTCTATAAACTCTTCTGTGGATAGAACTAAAGCTGTTGGGGATGGCTCTAACGTATACATGGGCGTCCCTGGTACTGATATGTATGACGGCTATAAGATGGGCTACAAAGATGATACTACTGAAACTAGGGAGCCTACTGCAGAAGTTACATCTTTTGAAATATACAATGCCTATGCAGACAGCGAAAATACAGTTGTGGACACTTTATCAGGAAACCTTCATTATAATGATCCTGTTTCTGGTAAAACCTTTATAGTTTACTATCCCGCACGGGCAGGGACATCTATCCCAATCGTGCAAGATATATGGAATGAAGCAGTTCGTTACCTAAGACCTGATTACTATGCAGACAAACCCGCTGGTGTTAACGAAGGCACACGTCTAATTAATGAAATTGCAGACAGTGCTACCAATACAGTTGAAGTAGCTGCTGCTGTAGTGGACACCGTAGCGGATAAAGTATTCAATAAAGACACATCTCTTTTGGCATGGTCGGATACTCTTCCTAGAACCTCTTCTGGGTTCTCGAAGTTTGATGCTATTACAGGTGAGGGTGTAGGATTAGCCTTTTCATTCTTTACAGGTAAAGTAGCAGTAGATGCAGCCGTAGAGGGTGGCTCACGGATATTAGCTAAACGATTTATGGCCCCTGCCTCGACAACTTCTACCTGGATGAAACTTGGGCAACCTGTAATAGACAAGGTGGCAGACCCAACAATTAAACTTCTTAGATACTCAGGTGGAGAGCTAGGCATTGCGCTAGGGTCTGACACCGACACTCAGACTATACTAAAACCTTTTGGGGTAGACCCCAATGACCCTGAAGCGGAACAGATACTAGCGGCACGAATGAATATATTCGTAGATAGTATGATAATATCAGGTGTGTTGGATACTGCGGCCAGGGTAGGTCTTAAAACACTTGACTTTGTTAACGAAGCCTCATTTGGCGCTATCGCCCGTTCTTTGCTTCAAGGAGCAGATTCCAAACAAGCTGCGGCAATGGAAAATATACTAGCTGACCTAGCTTCAGTACAAGCGGCATCGACAAAACAATCCATAGATGCGGCACGGACGCAGCTTGTAGCCACGATACGAAAAAATCAGAAACTATTAATTGACCAGACGCTTGCCAGTAAAGAAAACAACAACATAGTGCTAGACGTTTTCTCTTCTTTAGAAGCAGATGAGGCTATTACACCAGCTACACTGGCAAGGATACAGCAGCTTAGAAGTGGTATTATTAGCAGCAGTAAAAATAGAGGCGCATTGAACCAGGCTTCTACAAACGTAAACGTACAGACTGATAGGATACTGCAAGAGGAAGCTGCGGCGGCTCTTCCAGGCGGCTCAACAATGATTGATGCTACAGATGCAATTGTTGGAAGCAATCAAGCAAGGCTCCTAGCGCAACAAAAGAAAATCTTCGAGGCCCAAGAAGCTATTAAAGTAGCGGATGAGGCAACTATAAATAGTATTCTTTCGGACCCTACTTTGTCACCTGCTCTTCAAAGATTACAGAAAGTATCTTCTTCTGAGGTTAGTGCCTTGTCTGTAGAGAAAAAGAGGGAGATTGCACGTACCTTAATAGATGAAGCTGAAAGGATGACGGCAAAAAAGAATGCATTATTTGATGCTATTCCTGAAGGTGCGACTTTCAACTACTCAGGATTTGGGGAGTTAATTGAACAGTTATCTAAAGAGACAGATCAATTCGGCACAGAAGGCGCTGAGTTTTTAAGTAAACGCCTAATTGCTACAATTAAAGCCGCCTACAAAAAGACTAGTTCAGAGGGCGTTACAGCCAGTAGCACAGTGCTAGACGCATCTGGATTGCCAATGGCTACCGTCCCCATCTCAGCCAAAGAGTTAGCAGAGGAATTGGTAGGTGCAGGTGTAGACTTTAAGCGTTTATATAATGAGATTAGACCCGCTATTGCAGATCTAGCATCTGAAGCGTTTGATAATAATAGAGCAATAGTAGGCGGTAAACTTAGGGAAGTTGTTAAGTTTATTGATGATCAAGTTGAGTTTGTCGCTGAAAACAACCCTGCTGCAAAAACTGCGGCCCTTGATGCAATGGATTATTACAAAAATAAATTTATACCACTATGGGGGGATAACCCACTCAAAGACACGTTTAATACTTTTACCCAGACACGGGCTAGAAACATTACGCCAGTAAAAGAAGTGGTAGAATCCCAGGCTCAAGTGGTAAATGTTCTTGAGGGGGGTGCTGCGGAAGAAGTAGGGCAGTTGGTAAAGGCACTTGAAGTTTCTGACCTTGGGTCAAACCCTGAAGCTATACAAGAGTATTTAACTGCTCGTATCTTTGAAGATTTATACGCTGATGTTTCCCGTAAAGGATTACAAAACATTGATCCAAATACCCTTAGTAGCAGCATACGGGCCTACAGCAATCAGTTACGGGGTAATTTCGATACTTTAGCAATGGAATTAGATGCATTAGAAGCAAGAATTCTATCCGCAAAAGAAAACGGGATTGAAGTATCTGACGTTCTAAAGCAAGCACAAGAGCAGTTTGAAACAATGAAGACAGATTCATTTTCAAAGATGATTGGTGGCTTAGTAAATAAGTATTCTCCAGGTGCGGGTTCTGCAAATGTAGAAAGCAAAATAACTGCACTGATGAACACCAAAGACGGTGCAGACGGCATTGCACAGATCTTAAAAACAACGAATAACAATCCTATTGTTGTAGGTGGATTGAAGAAACTATATCTAGAAGAAATACGAACAAGAGCATTTAACATAGCCTCTGAGACATCCACAGGCGCACCAATTGCTAGTGTGTCTAAAATTAGGAATGTACTTGCAGAAAATGTAGACTTAGCTGCATCAGGCAATATCATACTAAAAGATGACCCTGAACTAGCAGCCGTTCTAAAAACTATTCTAACTTCTGCCTCAGATGCTGCAGCACGGCGAAACTCTAAGGCACTTCCTGCATCATCAGGTACTCCAGAGATACAGCAGTATCAAAATGCTATTAATACTATGATTAACGTGATCGTAGGTCCATTGAACCGCATTGGTACTCAGGCACGTACAGCAGGGAGACTTGCTGCTGAAAAACTAGACATAGCAAACCAGTATGAAATTGCTATGGATATTATTGTATCCGATAGTTCTGCAGCCATGTCTGTTATCAACAAGCTTGAAATGTTAAGAAAAACTAAAGGCATTGGCCCTATTAGGATACCTAACGACTTATATGACGAACTATTTTCTTTGGGCATAAGGATAGGGCGTTACGCAGAAGCCGATAGGCGGGACGCTGAAAAAACATGGGATGAACTACTTGTGGACACTGTTGTGTCGGTGGATGGCGTAATTGAAGACACACGATCAACTATCACAAAGGTAACGGATCAAACCTCCGATCTGCTCAAAACAGCTTTCCCAGCCGCATTACAATAAGAAAAACTCC